AAGCAATCTGAAGTAGCACCTGTAAATATGCCGAATCAAGGCGCATACCCAAAATAGAAACAAATGGCAAAAGCACTTTTAATTTCACGAAATGACGTAGTAAAGTTTACTTCTGTAAACGGCAATGTAGACGTAGATAAGTTTATTCAGTACGTTTCCATTGCGCAGGACATACACATACAAGGTATGTTAGGCACAAAGCTTCTTGAAAAGATACAAGCAGAAATAATTGCAGGTACTTTAGCAGACCCGTATTTATCACTTCTTGTTACATACATAAAACCTGCATTAATACACGCAAGTATGTTAGAATATTTGCCTTTCGCAGCTATTACTATCGGTAATCAAGGCGTATACAAAAAAGGTGCAGAAAATAGCGAAACAGTAAGTAAAGACGAAATAGACTATTTAGTAGAACGTGAAAGAAAGACTTACGACCATTACAAATAAAGGTTCATAGATTACATTTGTCAGAATAGTACATTGTTTCCGGAATACAACGCAAACACAGGAAGTGATATGAATGCCAATACTTACAACAACTTCACAGGATGGGTTCTTTAAAATACAAACCAAAAGCAAAAAACGTTAAACGTTTAGAATTATATTTAAAAAAATACTATGGCAGAAATACGGATAAGCCAACTAACGGCAAAAAGTAGCAACTTAGCAAGTACAGATGAATTTGCTATTGCCGAAAGTGATGGAGCAGGAGGTTTTGTATCTAAGAAGATAAACGGTGCGCAACTAAAAGACAGTACGATTAACGCACAAACGGTTACTACTTATAACCTTGTTTTAACGGATGCACACAAAACGGTAACGCTAACAAACGGTAGTGCAATAGATGCTAGAATACCTACTAACGCAGGAACTGCTTTTCCTATAGGAACACGAATAGAATTAATTCAAGGTGGTGCAGGTCAAGTAACGGTAACTCCTACTTCAGGCGTAACGGTAAATTCAAGCGGTGGAAAGACGAAACTTGCAGCTCAATACGCAGTAGCAACAATATTAAAAGTAGCAACAGATACTTGGTATTTGTTCGGAGACATAACAACTTAAGAAAATGGCGAACACAATAGAATACGGTCAAGGAGCAGTTAATAATACCATAGGATGGGGGCAAGGTGCTAAGGTAGGTTCGTCTTTTTCTAATACAAAGAGCATACTATTAGACGGTGTTGATGACTTTTGCGAAACTTCAAGTAATTATACGCTATTGGATGGCGAAAGTAAAGCAACAATAAGCGCTTGGGTTAATTTACAAACAGGAACGACGCAAGACTATTTATGTGCGATTAAAGAGATTGGCGCTACTAATTTTACTTTAGGCGTTAGGTTACAAATTTCGGGTGCAGCTTGTTCTGTAAATGTTAGAACGCAAAACGCCTCAAATGTGAATAGAGGCATAGTTTCGGTAGGTTCTATTGTGGGAGATGGTTTATGGCATCACTTGTTAATTTGTGTAGATTTAGCTTTGACAGGAAACACAGAATTACAAGTATTCTTAGATGGTGTAAGTAAAGGTATTGTTGGAAGGTTTCAAAACACAACATTCACAAGCGTAAGTGCGCCTTTGTATGTTGGTCACGCAGATACTTACAATTTTGTAGACGGCAATATAGATGAGTTTGCTATATGGAGTGGAACTGACCAAAGAGCAAACGTAAGCGAAATTTATGGAGGCGGTGTTGCAGTAGACTTAAACGCTTTAGCAACTGCGCCAAATCCAACAACTTGGTATAGAATGGGAGACGGCGATACCGCACCGACAATCCAAGATACAAACGGAAGCGCAGACTTGACAATGAATAATTTCTCAACCTTTTCAACTGACGTACCTACATAAACACGAACGATATGAGCAATACAATTAATTGGGGAAAAATACAAGGACTAAGCTATAGTCCCGAAACTAACTTAACAGGAACGGCAGCTGCTCCGTCTTTCACTAACACTAAGTCAATAGCTTTAGACGGTGTTGATGATTTTGTTTCTGTTGCTAATTCTACAAGTCTAAATATTACAAGCGCGCTTAGTTTTTCGCTTTGGTTTAATACAAGTAATAGTACCGCTACAATG